AGCGGGAGCTGCTGGTAGCATTATGCTATCAGTTTAAATCCTCTACTTTGGAGAACCAAATATGTATGGTAATATTTCTGAGCCAATTAATAGTTTTTATGCTAGTAATTATCCTGGAAGTCCTACCAGATCTGGTTCTCTGTCTTGGCTTAAGCGTTCTCTTACTCGGTCTGGTAATAACGGTCGTTCTACTTTATCGCAAGGAGTCCAGGTGATGCAAATCCCTAGATACCGTACGATATATAAACGATTCGTGATTAACAAGCCAAGAAGAGTCGCCGTAGCCATCCGTAGAGGAGGAGGTAGACCGATTTACAGTGTTCGGAATATTCCTTTGCGCAAGCAAAGTAGTAGACCACCTGATATCTCGGGCACCCCCGAAATTGATAAGAAGACATTTGATATGCTTCTGACTAAAAGGAAGGATTTACCTAACTTTCGGTCTGGCAATTCTTATGCTCAACTTTTCATTTCCGGGTATACTAAACAATGGGAGAAAAAGGTTTATAAAACCCTGATGATTCCTTATACTGTAAAACGCCCGAAACGGGTGATTTACAAAGTAAGTAAAGTCATCAAACTTCCTGCCGTTGTTTATCCTGATCAGCAACCCCATCAATTAACCTTTACGACCTATACGCATGAAGGCCTAGATCAAAATGCTTCTGTAAGTTATACTTACGATCACCATTTTGGTCCAGACCCAAATCCTATAGGTCATACGGAGATTATTGGTAGGATGGCTGGTCAACACTCTTGTCCCGAAGACGTGTATTTTGGAACCAATGAGAGTTTCTCGGATCAATCTTCTCTTTATTTAGAGGAGTTGCGTTCGAGATCTCTCTATAACATGGCTTCAAATGCACGTGATGGTATTGCTAATATTAGCAATATCGTGGCCGAGCGTGAGGGTCTAAAGAGAACTATCTCTGAGTGGGCTGTTAGCACACTCGTGACCCTTGTTCGTGGCAAGAAGGCTGTTGCCGAAGCATTGGTCGATAAGCTGTCCAATCCTAAATCGATTGCTCAGCTTTATCTATCATATATCTACGGCCTCAAACCTACTATTGACGACTTTTCCAATCTTATGAAGGAACTTAGTCAATCTGCTACGACGTGGAGAAAGTATAAAGGGACCGCAACTAAACGATGGGAGACTTTTAACTCCTTTCGCTTAGGTCCGTCGACCATAACGGTAACCAGGAAGTATAGACTTAGCGTTAAAAACCAAGTCTTACTTACTGGCTCGGATGGTCACCCTTCTATCTCTAACCATTTAAACATCAACTGGCTAGAAGCGGGATGGGAAGTTCTCCCTTTCTCGTTCGTTGCTGATTGGTTCGTACCAATCTCAGCGTATCTAGACTCGCAGGATCTATTTGATGATGTACATGTTATTTCTTGGCATGAAACCCAGTATTATACCGAAGAGTACCTCGTGCGTATCGACCATTCTGGTAAATACGCCGATTTTACATTCTCCGGTCCTATACAGGAATTCACTGGCAAGAAAGTTCATGTGGACCGATTTGTAAGAAGTGGTCAACCGACCCTTCCTGCACCTCAGTTCAAGTCCCCTATTTCGAGGACTCACATCGTCAATAGTATCATGCTCCTTATAGCTAACCTTAAAAGGTAACTTTAACATGACAGCTTTCGCTAGTCAAAACCTGAAAAATGCTGCAGGTTCCAACGTAGCTTTTGCCCCGCAAACCATCAATCCTTCAAATGGTGTAGCTTCTTGGGCTACTTCTGCTGAGACGGTTTATGACCTCAAGTCATTTCTGTCTATCAGCAGTTCTGTTCCAAGTGCTAAATCATCGAAGGCTCGGTTACGAGTCAAAATCTCTGTTCCAATGACTTTATCCGATGCCGGAGGGACGTACTATAAAGCCGATGAAGCAATTGCGACTTTAGATATAGCCATACCAAAAAATATGGATCTTACCTATCGTCAAAATCTTCAGGCATTTATGAAGTCCGTATTGACAGATGCTAGTTTTGTAACTAACTTCATGTCAGCCTTCGAAGGCATCTACTAGCTTTAAAAGTAGTTCTTTCTTTTATCGCTAATAATAAAACCATTGGAGAATCTCATGAGAGATTTTGATATCACGACAAAAGTCGTCCGTGAATACTTTACTGCCCTTGATTGTTCAAAATCACTAGCTGCGTGGTTATTGTTTTCTAACAATGAACACCAACAGTTATTGGATTTGGACTTTTGTCCAACAGATTATAATGATCTAGTTGGAGCAAGGGATTCCCTTTCTGCAGTTTCATTCTTATCTAAGGCTAATTTTCTCAACCTGTCGTTTGACAGGCGAGAAATGGCCCTTGAGAAGTTTCGAAAGTGTGAAATGGATTGTTCTGAGACTAATGATCGGATTACGCTGGGGAAATCCCACGAGACGAGAATGTTTCTCGCTACTCGAAAAATTGCGTCCATCCTTGGTAAGTTCGAACCTGAAGAGTTTATTGATAGTTGCTCGTGGGGACCTGGTGCGACTCTAAATATTAGAGCTGATCGCGCCACGGCTGCAACAAAGTTCGACTCTGAAGTCGAAGTCACCCCTGCCTGCTACCAGTTCGTTCGTTCCTGGTTCCATCTAGCTTATCCTCGTTGGTATTCGAGTTTTCGCTGGAAGTTTTCCAGAATGAACAAGCTTGTAACAGTTCCAAAGAACTCGAAGATCGATCGTGTCATTGCTATCGAGCCCTCTCTAAACCTTTGGTTTCAGAAAGGAGTCGGTGCGATGATCCGTCGTCGACTTTCGAGAATTGGAATCGACCTTAATGATCAACGTCATAATCAAAGGTTAAGTCGTCTTGCCTCAAAGTTTAATCAACTTGCGACTATTGACTTTTCCTCTGCTTCTGACACGATCTCTAGCAATTTGGTTCTTCAGCTAATCCCTTCGGATTGGCTGGAGGTCCTTTGCGCTTTAAGGTCTCCGTCTGGTTCTATCGATGGGGCTTCCGTCGAATATGAGAAATTTTCCTCTATGGGAAATGGTTTCACGTTCGAATTGGAAAGCCTCCTTTTCTATGCGCTCGCGGAAGCTTGCGTTTTAGAAGAGGACTCCGGGGCTTGTTCTATTTATGGGGATGATTTAATCATCCCTTCTAAATATTATGAGCTTTGTGAAAACTTCTTCTCATTCTGTGGTTTTACCATTAATGCGAAGAAGTCCTACCATCAGACTTACTACAGGGAATCCTGTGGTAAGCACTGGTGGAACGGAGTTGATATTACCCCTTTGTACTTAAAAGAGACTGTATCTAATGAACAGACCGCGTATAAAATACATAATGCAGTGCGCCGTTACGCTCATAACTTTTATGGTTATGGTTGTGATCCTCGCTTTCTGCATTTGTGTAATTTTATCGTTAAATCTGTTAAAGCGCGTTTTAAACGCATTCTTCGTATCCCTGAAGGTTTAGGTGATGGTGGCATTATCAGTAATTTTGATGAAGCTACCCCATCTAGACTCAGACATGGACACGAAGGCTATGTCATTAAGCTTTTCATTGAAAGGCCTTTTGACCATTGGACAGACTCTCCAGGTTTACTTTTAAGTAGACTCTGGTGTACAATAGGCTCAGATAGATCTCACGGGAACGTTGAGATGTATCCGAGACGGACGCGCGCGAAGATTGTGAAATCTACGTGCACGGGCTGGTATGACTTAGGACCTTGGCTATGATAGCAAGATCTTAATTCAGTTCTCCCTAGACTTATTCCTTTAG